CAATTCTGTCTCTTTTACTGTTCTAGTAAGATTAGGTAATACCTTTACTCCTTGATACATCCACCCACTAACTCCTGCTTTTCTTGCTGCACCTTCTCTTCCATTACCATTAAGAGTTTGACCAGTTTCAATATTATAGTAAATGGGATCTAAACACTTAACACCCTTCTCAGGATCAGTTATAATCTTATAATAATGTTCAACTCTTACTAATGCTGTTCCTTGATACCTTGTTGGATTATCTGAAGGTGTTCCAATCTCTTTCATATGCATCCCAGATTTATCACCTTCTTCTAAAGTATTTCCATCTTTATCTACGAGAATTATACCCTCCACCCCATAAGTAGACGGTGCATTCCAATTATTAGGATCACAATGCTCTGGTCTCCAGTATTGGCAAAGGAAATCTGCATTTGATTGTGTTGTATTAAATTCAGTTTGTAAATTCATGTTGTAATTTTTTGGATAAGGTTGATAACTTGGGTTGTCTTTAAATTTTGGAAAATGAGTGCCGATAAAATCATCTATTCCTTCTTCTTCCCATTTTCTTACATTTAATTTTTTACCTGCTGCTGCAAGAAGTAATATAGCAGTAGAAATTGAATTAGGATTATCCCAATTTATAACTGGATTAGGGTCAATTTCACCCCATTCATCATAATTCCAACCATTAGGTCTATTAGTTACATCTTTTAACCACTCTCTTTGATCCCAATTTCCAAAATCAGGATCTTCTTCACATCTATGATAGTCAATTTCAGCAATAGACTCTAAGATACAATCTATAATATCCTCATGTTTAAGTGACTTTAGAGTAGGACAAGAAGGTTCAATTGATGAAATTTTCATGAGAATTTTAATAATGACCAATTATAAAATGTAAAAGAGTATTATGTCAAGGGAGAGTAAGATATCTTTACATCACCTTTATATTCACGTTTAGTATAAACAGCAGCAAGTTGAAACCCAAGTTGGGGCCACGGTTTTGAAGGAGTAGGTACACAATATATCTCAGCAACACTAAAATCATTCTCTCTCATTTCTCTTATTCTTCTCTTGGTAGTATAATGGTTGATTGTAGTTAAATACACGATATTATCAGCAATTTCCATCCCATGTTTAAGAAACTGTTGCATCTTTGACCAAGGTGGGTTAGTAATAATCCAATCAACTTTATCACTATAGGTCAAAAAGTCTTTATTTTCACCTAATTCACACCAATCTTTATTATCTGTAGGAAAGTTATCATAAAATGCACCTTCACCTCTTGATGGATCTAATATTATACCCGTAGGATTAAAATGATTAATAACATCCTTAGCAAGATACTCAGGAGTCATCACCAAATCTTTCTCAGGTGTATTCTTAGGTGGACAAAATCTTCTTTTCTGATGCAACATTAAATGTTCTTGCTGATGATTTAATTCTAATATTCATATCTTTCTTCATATATTCTACACCAGAAGCAATCATTTCGTCAATCTTAAATGAACATTGAACCCTACGTTGATTCTTACTATCTACCTTTGGATGTATAACCATCAGTGCATCTTTGCATGATATCTTATCCTTTCTTGCTGTTCTTTCGTCCTTAGTTGAATCTCTACCCTCTTTACCATGTGGAATTGACTTAATATACTTATCAAACTCTTTAACACTCTTCTTGGTCATATTACCCCACAATTTCTTATAATCTTTGGATTTAACATTAAAACAATATACTGTATGAATTACCTTAGTATCACCATCTTGTCTCCATTGACCAACAATCATTATATACTCTTTTTCAGACATTCTTCTTAGAATATCACCGCAATCTACCTTATTACTCTTAGCAGTCTTAATACTATAATCTCTATTAACAATCAATCCCTCTACCAAATCCATAGCAGAAGTATATCCACCCTTACCTTTTAGGGCATCATATTCTTTCTTACTCTTTCCAGTAAGTTTCCTGATGATAATATCCTCAAAGGTATTACCATGTGCTTGAACTTCTGCCATGAAAATGGATCATATAATAAGTGAACACTTTAGAGGTTTCAGTTACTAACCCCCATCCATTGCACATCCAATCATTGAACCACCGATAATGCCAGCAGGAATTGCCCACCAACGGTCTTTTCCACGAGATCCAAATCCTGCTAGTCCACCACCAAGTAAACCACCTGCTACTGTTCCTTCAGAGCAATCATTGGTATCTACATTTTCATACACGGTAACGTGTCTTTGATATGTTCTATCAGTTGCAACATCTTCAGGATTACAAGGAACCTCTAAAGTTTCCTTCCACGACTTTACATACCCAGGATTATTTTCATTCCCAGGAATATATTCTTCTCTGTATTCAGTTTTAAAGCATGTCCTACTTGAAGAATAACCTGCTTGATATTCACCAGCAATAGCAGGAGTACATGAAGAAAGTGCAACAACGGTAGCAAGTAGAATTTTCATTTTTTATACATACCTTTGGTATGGTTGACAAGGGAAACTATAGGTTATTAAAAGGTACTCTACACCAAAATCAGCATTTACGCAACTTTCTGTGCCACTTCTCCAAGTGCCTCCATCCTAAGAAACTGCTCATTCCTATTGTAATAAAGAGTATAGTTATCAGTAATTAAATAATATCCATCAATATCTTTACCATCATCAGTATATCCATATCCCCTAACCCTTTCTTGAATACCATCTATACGCAGTTTCTTATTGCCGTTTCTCACGTAAGATTCGTACTTTTGGTCTAGGTTAATCATAGTTCTGGTGGTAATTTATGGATATCCTAACATTAGTTAGGTAATGTATCTATAAACTTAAGGATGTCTTTATAGTGTAGCAACAGTTCTTAACTTTCAGGAACGTGCTGTTCCATTATATCCATAATACCATCAAACGTCTTTACATGGTCAATATCCATCAACAATTTAGCAAGTTGATGAACTACAAGAGGTTTTTCATTCACGGAAGCAGATTTAATTGCAGTACGAATAAATCCTTGTGCCTCTTCTAATGGTTCAATTGTTTGCTTAGATAACATAATTAATACCTATGGGGAATGTGGGTGTACTCATAACCATATTTTTTCAATGCTGCTTCAAATTCTTCACCTTCAAGTTCCCCATTCCAATATGCAGTTTCTTCAGAAGTAACTGTAACCCCTGGCATTGCCTTGTAAGTATCTAATGGAATCCATGCGGGATCTTCATCTTTAAACTGAACTAATACTTCAGTAACATGCTTTTGATACCACTTAGAATAAGTTTCTCTTCTATCTTTAATCATGC